CAGAATACAGCCTCGACTGAGTGGTTCATAAAGCCAGGTGATGAAAAGGATGAGGAGGTTGTAGAGTGGGTAAGTAATATGTTATTCGAGCATTTACGGACCCCTTTCCACCAGGTATTATTCAATATGATGCCTTTTGGTTATGGATGCAGCTTGAATGAGCCGCTTTATGATATCAAGGATGGTAAGTTAGTCTTAACCGACCTGAAACAAAGGCTACAAAAGTCTGTAGATGGGTGGGCAACCAAGAATGATACGAACCGAAATGGTTATAGCAATGTGGACGGCACTCAATTAGATCAAATAGCAGAATATTCAACAGATAACTTGATTGGAGTTGAACAAATGCTGGATGATGGTCAAAAGTTTTTCGTACCAAAACAGATACCGTTCAATGGCTCGTTACTTTCTAAGTTATTGTTAATCAGCAACGAGAAGGAAGGTGATAACTATTGGGGATTATCTATATTCAGGTCTGCTTACAGAAACTGGTACTTCAGAGATAAGCTATACAAAATTAATGGAATGATGACTGAGAAGCAAGGGGTCGCACCAGTTGTAGCAGTAGTAAGTCCTGACATGAGCCCAGAAGACAAGTCGAAAATCCAAGAAGCATTGAAAAACTTTGGTAAAGCCAACCAAGAAAAGTATATATACCTAGAAGCAGCAAAGGACATGGTATCGGATATCTACGTTATGGATATGAAAGCTGACTCAGTATCTAAAGCCTTAGAAGACTCCAAAGAGCATAAGATTAGCCTTGCAGAAGCGGTTGACCTTGATTGGAAAACGAACGAAGGCAAAGGAAGTTACCAGAAGGATTTATTGAGAATGAGCGACTTCCTAGAAAGAGAGAACACCAGGGCAGACCTAATAGCCGAAGAGTTCAACCAACAAATACTATTCCCAATTATAGAATACAACTTCCCGAACCTAGAAAAGAAACCTAAACTAGCATTTGAAAAGATACAATACGAGAACGTATCTGAGATTGGCAAGTCCATAAACGAATCAATAAAGATCAAAGCAATCACCCCAGATAATGAGTTGGAGAACACGCTAAGGAAGAAATACGGGCTAAAAGAATTACCTGTAGACATGGAGGAGCAAGACAGGACACAAGCTACACAACCAACCAACTTTCCAGATGACACAACCATCGAAGAGAAGAACAGTTGTGGACATGATGGTGATAAAGAGGTAAACAAAGAAGTTTCCGAGTTAATCCTAGAAACGAACAAACTAATAAATGGCTAAATCAATTAAAAAGTTAAAGGCATTAAGTTTTCAACAGGCTGTAGCATATGCCAAGACCAGGAAAGGAGAAGACTTCCAAGAAAGGTACTTCGAAGACAAGGAATCCTTTATAGCCATGATGGTTAGTCAGATCCGAATGGAAAAGGATTTAAACAAGTACTTTAATGACTATTATAATGCTATCGTTAATGAAGTTAACTGGAATAAATACAAGGCAGGGGCTAAAGTGTCAGACCTTCTCGATGAAATACCCTTTATGACAAGTGCAGATATGAGACTGGAGCAGATAGTCCTAGATAACATGATATCCGCCTGGACTTACGGATTAAATCAAACCAAGAAAGATCTAAAACAAGACCACGATGGGCTTAATAAGTTCACAACAGACAAGTATTACCAACTGGCTAAAGCCCATGCCAAGCAGATAAACAAGACCACGAGGAAGTTTGTCATGGACATATTGAAGAATGAAAGAAGCCTAGAAGAAAATAAGGTCAAAGAAGAGAACTCGATAGATAGCATGTTCAGTCGACTGAGAGACAGGTTAAAAAGTGATGCAAGGGCAGAAAGTATAACCGACACGGAAACAATATCATTCTTTGCAGGAGCTGGTGCGGTGGTTATTAATTTTTTTTCTAAATTCCAAAAGATTAAAAAGCGATGGTTAGCAGTCTCAGACAAGAGAACCTGTGAGAGATGTAGAAACGCAGCCTCCAAGGGGTGGGTAGGAAAGGACTTTTTGTACAATGTTCAATTCGGCCTGGTTAAAACTAATCCTGCACACGGCCGATGCAGGTGTTATGTAGAATATAGAACTAAATGAGAGCACCAAAACAACCACAGCACCTAAAGGATTGGAATACACTAATCACTAATGAGATGGTCAAATATCCTGAGAGATCAAAAACATGGTGGGATCTAAGTGAAAAGCAAGTCATATAATCACAATATTTGACAACACGTCAAATACAGTTATAAAATAGGGGTAATTAGATTATTCCTTTTTTATATACTGATTATGGCTAATGGAATACCAAATAAAAAGCCTGTAGTACCCGCCAAAGAAGGGCGGGATCTTAGCGATTCAACAAAAGAACTAAGCATGATGGACAAGATGAAGAAACTTGTATCCAGGAAGAGCAAGGACTTTAAGAAGTTCATAAAGGAAGGCGAAGATTTAAGAATAGCAGTCGTCCAGAGTAAGGATGATAAAAAGATCGAGATAACAGAGGCAAATAGTACCTTGGAAGTGATAGAGAATGACAAGGAATGGAGGATAAGAGGCCCGTTCATTACAAACAAGGTCAACTTGAACAATACATTATACACAAAGAAAGCCATAAAGGACCGAATAGCAGATTTGAACGAGAATAACGAGATATTGCCTATATATAAGGACCATACCCCTAAAAATGGAGTATTCGGTGCCTGGGACAAGTTCGAGTACGAAGAGAATGGTGAGGATTCTGTTGGATATGCTGAAGGTACGTTATTCAAAAAGAAGTATGCAGTCAAAGATTTATGGACAGATATCAATGAATTAGGGTTAAATACTGGCATTTCCTGGGGTGGTTACTCAATAAACCCGAAACAGCAAGAGATCAACGGAGCTGATATAAGGGTAGCAGATGAATTAGAGGTAAAAGAAATAAGCATTACCGATGAACCAGCTGATACCAAATGTGAACTAGAAGTAAAAAACGAGCTTAAAGACTCGATTACTAACAATAAAGGTCCAACTATTATTAATAAAGTAAAAACTATGGATAAAAAAGACGACAAAATCATAGAGACAAACGAGGAGGCAAAAGAAGAAGCCCCGGCTGAAGAAGTAGAAAAGAAAGAAGAGGTCAATGAGGAAGCACCAAAGGAAGAAGTAAAAAAGGAGGTAGAAGCCCCAAAAGAGGAAGAGAAGAAAAAAGAGGAAAATAGCGTAACTCTAAAAGTTGAAGAATTGAACCAACTGAAAGAGGACTCCAAAGAACTTGGAAAAATCAAGGAGCAGCAAGCTTTTGACGCAACCAAGAAGGAGGTCTTAGATGCCTATAAAGTATCTGAAGATAAAATAGAGGCAGTTGTTAACATGTTTAGCAGATTGTCCACAGAGGAGAAGGCTTTGATTTCAGAGCTTAACTCTAAAGAAGAGAAGGCTGATAACTTGGATATTCTAAAAACCGGAATGGTGAAAGAAACATCGAGTAAAGATGTCAGTAATGACAATATCGTAGAAGAAGCTCAAGCAAGAGCAAATAAGAATGGAACCTTAGCAGTCGATGAGGTTGTTTCCATTTATAACGAGAAAGAAGACAAGAAATAAGAAATATAATTAAGTTTAAACATTATGGCAAATACAGGAGTAAAGACAAATGTAACTAATACTATGCCAGTGAAGGTAGATTCTGATCTATCCACTAAGCAGTATTATTTTGTTGACCTAGATGGCACTGATGACGAAGTTGTTAATCTAGTTGAGGATTCAGCTACACCAGCTTGGGTCCTATTAGAAGGAGTTGATGGTTCTTCAACTGAAGGAGAAAGCACAATCGCTATTGCAGGGATTGTAAAAGTAAAGGCCAGCGGATCTATAACGGCAGGCGATAAAATCACGGCTTCAACAGCAGGTGTAGCAATCGTAACCACGACTGATAAACAGAATTATGATGGTATCGCAATGGAAAATGCAGCAAGCGGCGACTTGTTTGCAATGAGTATCGAGCATGGCATGGTAGCAGGCTAAATCGATATAAAATAATAATTAATTTAAAGTAAAAAATGGCAAATCCAACAGTATCCACAGGACGGATTGATGCACAGATGGGACAGATCAGCCTCGCTAACGGGACAGATTTATCCGAATACATCAATGGCAAAGTTCTTCCAAGTGTACCAGTTGCTGAGCGAAGTGGTAAGATCGTAGCTTATGGTAATGAGCACATGAGGACTTATTCCTCTTTCCGATCCGATGATGATCGATCAAACCACGAGATTGACTTCAAAGTCACTAACACTGATTCCTATGAAGTAGGGTTTCATGATTTAGAGTTTTATATCTCTGATCAGAAAGCACAAGCATTCCAGAAGCCTATCGACATGAAGCGAGACGCAACTCTAGTTCTTGACCGAATGAAGAACCAGAGCATGGAAGGTGCTTTAGCAACTGCATTGGCAGACGCTACAGTATTAACCAACACCACAACACCTGCAACCCTTTGGGATGTAGCAACCTCTAACCCTGTATCTGACATTGAGACAGCATGTGAAGCAGTTAGAGGAAAGAAAGGACGACGACCAAACTATGCTGTAACTAATGCAGTTGTAATTTCAAAGTTACAATCACACCCAGCATACGTTGACCGTTCTAAGTATAGTCAGAAATTGGGAGTTATCTCCAAGCGAGATTT